CGTTGATCAAAAGTTTATGATGATCGCGTCGATCTTTTCGTTCATTTTGGCGTACGGTATGGGTCGCATCAACACAAAGTCGCAGGATACGATAAAGGCCTACGGTAAAGACACAAAGAAAACACTACAAGGTAGTGCATTATTTGTGACCACGTTTACTCTCGGTGCCTTGATTACCTACTATTCGGGTATTCATGGGACACTGTACACACAAATGGGTTGGGAATCTGCGAATAACACAATTCCTATGGCATCGGCTACGAATGTATCGATGTATTAATTCTTCACGACATATGTCTTTGTCACGTAGAATATGATGGCCGCGACGAGACCAGTCGACGCCAAACCAATCGCGCTCCGAGAGCCATTCTCACTCAGAAACTTGGGCACCGAACTCGCAAGCTTCTCCTGGACCGGCCGACTCACCGCGGCGGCAGCGCACACACCGGCAATCAACGCAAACATTTGATCGTCGGTCAAATTCATGATATTTTTACTCTTTGGTTCAACCTTTTCACCCGTGTGTTGCGGCTGCTGCTGCATTTGAGGGGCGGTTGCGAGCATGCTCTGCATGCGCGGTTCCGCACTCATCATCGGCGGTGCCATCATGTCTGGCATGTGTTCGGGCATGGCACTCGCACCACCCATGAGTTCGGAAATCGGGGTAGAATCCATAGTCGTTGTATCTTTATTTTGACTCATATTTTTTTCGACACCGTTTTGTTGCACAAATGTAGTCGATGGATTGTCGAGAGAAACCATCCCATCACCACTATCGTTTAAATTCATGGTTCGTATGTCGGACATTTATATACCCTGAGTTTTTTGAAACATGTGAGTGACGCATTTATTATTTTCGCTTGATTACCCTGAGCGCTGTCTTTTTTGTAGCCTTCTTTGCGTCATCCTCCCTCTGTTCGAGGTATTTGGGATTGTATAGTTTTTTATGGGCCTGCCATAAACTTGGACCACCAACTCTAAAATTCTTACGAACTGTCGCCTTGTACCAAAAGACACAATCCTGAATTTTGTTTGATTTTACGGTATTATCTAAGACGAGACACTCATAGTTTTCTGTACACACATCCATCACTTTACAAAACATATCAAATGAAGGAAAAATACCAAAGAAAGACTTGTACAGTTTTTCTCTATTCTGTATGATGTTTTCCCTGAGTATAAATACATAATCTACATTCGCGCGAAGTGCTGGTGGTAAATCCATGACATATTGCATCGTCAACATGAAGAAGATCTTCCAGTGACGCCCGTTCATAAAACATTGACGAATGCACGTATCCTTGAGAAACTTGGAATCGTACATGCAATCATCAAGAAGCATAAAAGCACCACAATTGTCTTTACCCGCACCAACGAGTTTACGCTGTCTCGCCATGACGCGTTCTATTGCATCTCGATCGTAGTCACCATAAATGAATAAATCTGGGATAAAATCTGAATAAAAATGATTTCCTTCCTCTGTACCAGAAAGAACTATACCCGCTGGTAAATGTTTTTTGTGATACATGATATCCTTAACCAGGGTTGACTTCCCTGTGTTACGCTTACCAATGAATACACATACCCGATCATCACTAATCGTCTCGGGTCTGAACTTCTTCAATTGAAGATTCATTCTACTGTAGTGGATCGTTTTATTTCGCAAAATTTTACTCACATACAGTAGATATGTCTGGACGTGTGAGACTCGCTGTCACCGGAATCCAAGACCAGTGGCTCACAGGTGATCCACAATTTTCGTATTTCTTAACGCTCTTCAGACGACATAGTAAGTTTGCACTCGAACAGATTGAAAGTCCTTTCGATGGTACGATTGACTTTGGTGAGATTGTGGAGTGTCGAGTACCGAAGAATAAAGGTGATTTGATCAAGAACATTACATTAAAAATAACACTCAGCGATCCCACTCCAGATGAAAGTGGTCTGATCAATAACGTCGTGTACGTACCGTCTGTGTGTACTGAACTCATTGAATACGCTGAGCTCTTGATTGGTGGTCAAACCATCGAACGTATCACAGGCGAATATATATTCATGCATCAACAACTCTACAATAACGATGACGATGTTGCGCAGTCTCTTTACTTTCTGAATAGTCACGGAAACTATCTCGGCTATCGGGGAGATTATACATTTTTTATCGATTTACCATTCTTCTTTTACAGATATCCAAGTTTATCGATTCCTATATATGCACTCACGAAACAGCTCGTCGAAGTTCGTATAAAGCTTAGACCATTGCGGGAGATCGTGCGCGACACAAAGAATAATGTCGTCCCGACGAACGTTGTGGCGTCGATCAAGAACATTTCAATGGATACTGAATTTGTATTTATTGGGGATGATGAAAAGAATTATTTATTGACGAGACCACTTGAATATGTCATCACACAGTTACAAATGTCACAGTTCACGATGCCATACGGCATGTCTACAAAATCCGTGATGCTCAAATTTCAACATCCAGTCAAGGAAATGTATTTCGTCGCCCAGAACGACTATTATACAAGTAATAACCTTCCTCTGAATTTCGAAAAGATTGATAACGTTGAACTTAAATTTAATGACAATCAAGTCTTCAATGCAGATCATAAATTCATTACGTATCAGCAATCATTAATGCACCACACAAATACACCGACTATACTTGGTGTGAATGGTGTAAACCCAATTTTCGGTATGTATTCATTCTCCGAAAAGCCGGAAGTTGAATATCCAACGGGTCAAGTCAATATGAGTCGCATATATCATAAACTTTTTACAATAGGACTAGACTCTACTACAGTTGGAACGAATACGATTCGTGTGTACGCAAAGAACTACAACGTTCTTCGCATACAAAGTGGGTTAGCTGGTTTAAAATTTTAACCCTTTATAGTAGTAATGGCTGGTAGAGTTCAGCTCGAGACAACCGGTCCACAGGACAGGTTCTTTACAGTTGAACCACAGTTTACGTATTTTACAAAACGATTTTCCAGACATACAAATTTTGCAAAGACGTTCACGAAACATGATTTCGAAGGCGTCCCCGAATTTGGTACGACTTTACGTAGTAGAATTCCAAGTAATATTGGGGATCTTTTAAAGACGATAAGTTTTGAAATCGAACTCGACGCTATACCAAATGCATCGAGTAGTGGTATTGGGTACGTTGAATCAATCGCACATGCGATGATTGAATACGTCGATCTCATAGTCGGTGGACACGTGATTCAACGCATTCCAAGTGATTACTTACAGATATACTCCGAACACAATTACACACAAACAAATCAAACCGCATTGTCTAAACTCATCGGTAAATACCCTAATCGACAATCATCCATACGTGTATCGAATCCAGCTATTATTGGCTATCTCGGTACGGCAACGACGAGTGAAAAGTATTTCGTGGATGTACCATTTTACTTTTACAGACACCCAGAACTCGCCATACCCTTGTGTGCGATTGATAGGCAAGAAATTGAAATTGAAGTGAAATTCAGAAACATTGAAGATGTGGTTGTGGATAATACTATTATTTCCGTGAATAACGTGACGTCATACGCGTCACACACCGCGGCGGGTATTGGATACGCGGTCGATAATTACCTTCAAGTCGGTGTGGATATCGACGGTGAAGCCATTGGTGATGAATCTGGGTTTTCTATAGATATGTCTCGCGATGGAACGATCATGGCGATCGGTGCCCCGAATAACGATGCGACGCCAAATGATGGTGGACATGTTCGCGTGTATCAACTCGTCAATCAGACATGGACACAGATGGGTGCCGATATTGACGGCACGGTCGCACAGGATTTCTTCGGACAATCGGTTTCTCTTTCAGCGAATGGAATGATACTCGCCGTCGGTGCTCCTGACCATAATTATAACGCTATATCAAACAACGGTCAGGTGAAGATTTTTAGATGGAATGGAACGACATGGGGAAGTGGTGAAACCATTAACCCAACCATACATCAAACCACACAGAACCTAAATTTTGGTGGTGCACTACAACTCTCAGATGATGGAAATACAATTGTAATCGGTGCGCGTGGGTATGCGACGTCGCAAGGTGTTTTTTACGTATACACATACGAAGAAGGTGCATGGAATCATAAACACACTGAATTCGGACAGGCGACGGGTGATGCCCTTGGATACAGTGTTTCCATTTCTGGAGATGGTCTGCGCGTCGCGGGTGGTGCAAACAATCCAGACGGTACGAGTTATGTTCGTACACTGTATTATAATTCTACATTCGATCAATGGCTCGCGCTCGGGAATTACATAAATAGTGAAAACCCCGGAGATGAATTTGGATTCTCCATTCATTATTCGGGTGATGGACAACGACTCGCGATTGGGGGTCCAAAGAATAACGGTATCGGACACGTGCGCGTGTTTGAATATTCGGGGAGTGACTGGGTACAAGTAGGTCAAGATATCGACGGTGAATCCGTGGGTGATCAAAGTGGTATTTCGGTCGCGTTATCACACGACGGGAACACACTCGTCATTGGTGCAAACCTCAACGATGGAACCGGTGTAGACGCTGGACACGTGCGCGTGTATACATACGGTCTCAGTGGTTGGATGCAAGTCGGTGCAGATTTGGACGCTGAAGCACTCGGGGATGAACTTGGATGGTCTGTTGCTATATCTGGCGACGGATCGCGCATCGCCGCTGGAGCGAAGTCGAATGATGGTACTGGAACGAGTGCTGGGCACGTGCGTGTCTATGATCATCTGAAACGTTCGTATCTCGAAAATCGAATTAAAAAGTTTGGTATGAATCTCGAACTCATATTTCTTGAAAGCGCTGAGCGGCTCAAAATTCAACATACGCGTCGTGATTTCGTGATCTCACAGATTCAAGAGAATACATTTAAAATACCAAAGGGCGTAAGACATAACACCGTCAATTTATCATTCGTAAATCCAGTCAAAGAACTCTTCTTTGTCATCCAACGCGAAAACAAACGACGATTCAATGACTTTGTCAGTCCATTCGATTACGACAACATCTACGTCGCGGTCGATAATAGACTTTACTTTTATGAAAACCTGGTATCTCTCGAGTTAACACTCGACGATGAACGCGTGATATCTGGTGAAACTGGAAAGTTTATGTTTTTAAAAGCTTTACAACCAGGTATTCACCATTCGAAAACACCTCTCATTCGTCGATTTTATTCGTATAATTTTGGATTTGAACCCGAAAAATCGTACCCCACAGGACAAAAGAACTTTTCACTCGTCAAGAATCAAATACTTCACGTACATCTCACGCCTAATGATACACATGATAGAGATTTACGTGTGTACGCCCTAAGTTATAACGTTCTTCGTGTTATGGATGGAATTGCACAAACTATTTTTGAAGATAAATAATACATGAGAACTGGTTTCGATATCGCAGATACAGGAAGTAACCATATGTATGACAGTCATTTGAAAACTCTCATAGAT